GAACATCCTCGACACCATGCAGGAGCGTGCCGGCTTGTCCACCGCTATCCGCGCGTTGATCGATTCCTACCCGGAATCCGAGATGCCCGGCGAGAAGAAGTACGAGCTCAAGAAGCTGGAGTCGCAGTTCGCGGCCGTCGATTCGAAGATCGCCGCCGAAGAGCGCCAGCTCGCCCGCGAGCGTCACCTCGGTGAGTCCGACCGCGGCGCCATCACGCCCAGGGACAACGAAGCCGTCGCGGCGTTCCGCGACCATCTGGCCAGCGGCAGCGAGCAGTCGCTCAAGGCGTACAACGCCCTGTCGATGGACAACCCGACCCAGGCCGGGTACCTGGTCGCGCCCGAGCAGTTCGTCAGCGAGCTGATCGCCACGATCAACGACATGACCTTCCTCCGCCAGAAGGCCCGCGTCCTCCCGGCGCTCAAGGGCGCCCTGTCCCTCGGCTTCCCGACCCGCACCGCCCGCATGGGCGCCGCCGTCTGGGGCACCGAGATCGCGGCCCCGACCGCCGACACGACCCTCGCGTTCGGCAAGAAGGAATTCAAGCCCAACCCAGCAACGGCCGAGATCCTGCTCTCCAAGACCCTCGTCCGCAACTTCCCCGGCATCGACGGCCTGATCCGCGACGAGTTCGCGTACGTGTACGCGTCTCTCGAGGAGACCGCGTTCATGCTCGGGACCGGCGTCAACCAGCCCCTCGGGCTGTTCGTCGCCTCCGTCGACGGCATCACGACCGCGCGTGACGTCAGCACCGGCAACACCGCCACCGAGATGAAGTTCGACGGCCTGCTCAACGCCAAGTACTCGGTCAAGGACCAGTACCAGGCGAACGCGGAGTGGATCTTCCACCGCACCGGTGTCCTGCAGCTCGCCAAGCTGAAGAACAACGACGGCCAGTACATCTGGCAGCCGTCGGTCGTTCTCGGCACGCCCGACCTGCTCCTCGGCAAGCCCGTCAACAGCTCCGAGTTCGCGCCTTCGACGTTCACGACCGGCAAGTACGTTGGCCTGTACGGCGACCTGCGCCACTACTGGATCGTCGACAGCCTCGCCGTCGAGATCCAGGTCCTGACCGAGCTCTACGCCCGGACGAACCAGATCGACTACATCGGCCGCGTCGAGACCGACGGCCAGCCCGTGCTCCCGGAAGCCTTCGCCCGCGTCACGCTGGGCTGACCCCTGGAAGAAAGAGAGGACACGCACATGTCTATTCAGTCGATTCTCAAGGAAGCCCTGATCTCCAAGTCCGCGGGCTACCAGGCAGCGTCCGAGACCGAGGTCTCCGGCACCGAGCTCGATCTCGGCTCTCCCACCGAGGGTGGGTTCGACAGCGTCTGCTTCATCGCGGTCTTCTCGACCGTGGTGACCGCCGCCGTGCTCACGCTCAAGGCGTACGCGGGTAATGTGGCAGGCCTCGGCAGCGGCGCGGCCTACGCGACGACCACGGCGACCGTCACGGCCTCCGGGACGGACACGAACAACAACATCCTCGTCCTGGACGTCGTCAAGCCGGGCAAGCGGTACATCCGCGCCGACCTCGTGATCGAGACGGCCGCAGCCGCGCTCGACTGCATCCTCGCCATCCGCTACAACTCGCGGACCATCCCCACGCAGGAGCTCGCCGCTCTCGCTGACGGCGCCGTATCCGTCAACATGGGCTGACCGGAAGAAAGGAAGGACACGCCATGATCCGTGATGGATATGTCACGACCCTCGAAATGGATCGCATCCCGGAACCCGCGGGCGACATCTTCTACGTCGACGTCAACGCGGGCCTGGATACCTACGACGGCATGAGCTGGGGGTCCGCGCTGAAGACCCTCGCCCGCGCCATCGTCCTGTCGAACGCCAGCATCGCCCTGGGCGCGTCCGGCTGGGCCGCCCGCAACCGCATCTACTTCAAGGGCGACAACGACGAGGCGCACAAGGAAACCCTCGTCACGCTGCCGAACAAGTGCGACGTCATCGGCGTCGGGTCGTACGACCACCGCTCGTACCCGATCCTGATCGGCAACCACCTGATCGGCGCCGGCGCGTACATGGGCTGCCGGTTCATCAACATGGGCTTCCGGTCACTGGCGGCCGGCGGCGCGATCTTCACGGTCCCGACCACGACCAGCGGGATCCAGTTCATCGGCTGCTTCTTCGACGCCAGCACCTCGGTGGTCGGCACGATCGGCATCAGCCTGACCGCTGTCGAGTACGCCCGGATCGCCGGCTGCGAGTTCATCGGTGCCTTCTCCAACGCCGCCATCGTGATCGGCGCGGGCGAGAGCAACGGCCTCGTGATCGAGGACAACCTGATCCTGGGCGCCGTGGACGGGATCCAGGTCAGCATCAGCTTCACGCAGAGCGTCCGCGCCGGCGTCATCCGCAGGAACGTCATCGACGTGTCCGGGCTGGCGATCGACGAGAACGCCGACAAGCTGCTCATTGCCAACAACACGTGGTTCAGCAGCGCGGGCAACGGCTACGCCGCGACCTGCGACGTGTCCATCCTCCGCTGCGTCGGGAACGTCCTGACCACGAAGAACGGCACGACCTACGACCTGCCTCCGAAGGCGGGCGCGCTCGCCTAACCCAACCAACACCGAAGGAGGGGCTCGATGCTCAAGTACAAAGTCGTCACCGAACCTACGGTCGAGCCAGTCACGCTGGCCGAGATCAAGCAGCACCTGCGCCTGACGTCAGGCACGCTTGCTGGCGACACGGTGACGAGCCAGTGCATAGTACCGGGCCTCCACACCGCCATCGCGGCTTACGGGCTCGTAGGCGCCTCTGTGGACGTCCTCGGGAAGCAGGTCCTCGTGAATCTGAGCACGGGGGCCTGCGGGTCCGGGGGTAGCGTCGCGGCGAAGGTCCAGGAGAGCGACGACGGCACATTATGGCAGGACTTCCCGGGCGGGGCGTTCACCACGGTAACGGAGTCCAACGACAACGCCGTGCAGGAGCTCGCCTACACCGGGGCCAAGCAGTACATCCGGGTCGTCGCCACCGTGGCGATCGCTTCCTGCAGCTTCGCAGCCGACGTGGTCGCCATCACTGGTGATCCTGCCGAGGACGCGATGCTGCAGGACTTCGTCACGGCGGCGCGGGCCTGGTGCGAGCAGCACCTGTCGCGGGCGCTCGCCACCCAGACGCTGGAGGCGTACCCCGAGACGTTCCCGAGCGCGGGATACATCGGCGGGTACTCGATGCAGGGGATCAAGCTCCCGATGGCACCGCTGCAGAGCGTCACGTCGATCAAGTACAAGGACTCGGCCGGGACCGAGACGACCCTCGCGGCCTCGGCGTATATCGTGGACACGGACAGCGACCCCGGCGTGGTGATCCCCGCCTACGGGACCTACTGGCCGTCGTTCACCCCGTACCCGGTAAACCCTGTCAAGGTCAGGTATGTGGCGGGGTATACCACAGCGCCCAAGCCCATCAAGAACGCAATCAAGATGCTGGCGGGGATCATGTACCGCAGCCGGGACACGCTGGAGCCCATCGAGAGCAACGCGGAGTACCGGGCGGTCGTGTGGCTGCTGGCGCCTTACAGAAACCGCTGGTGGGACTGATGTTCGCGGGGAAACTCGGAGAGACGATTTCCATCCTGCAGCGGACGATCGCGCACGACCTGTACAACGAGCCCATCGAGACATGGGCGACCAAGTTCGAGATCCCGTGCATGGCGGTCACGGACGGCGGGCGGGAGTTCTACGCGGCGCAGAAACTGAACGCGGAGACCTCGGTCGTGTTCCGGGCCCGGCACACACGGCGTGTGCTGGTGACGAACCGCATCCGCTGGGCGGGCCGGGTGTTCGAGATCCTCGCGCTGAACGACGTCGGCGCCGCGCACGAGGAGCTTCGGATCTCCGCGAAGGAGGTCATCTAGCATGGCCGTTAATATCCGCGAGGCGCTGATGACCTACCTGCTCGCGCAGTCGGCGCTGACCACGCTGGTCGGTAGACGGATCCGATACGACGAGCGGGACCAGGAGGACGCGCTCCCCGCGGTCGGCATCATCGACGTGAGCAACGTGTTCATCCACACGCACGAAGGGCAGATCGAGGTGGAGACGCCGATCATGCAGATCACAGCGTACGCGGCCACCCGAAACGGGGCCACTGCAATCTCAGAGCTGGTCAAAACCGCCCTGCAGGACTACCAGGGATCGATGAGCGGTCTTGTCGTCCAGAAGATAGAGCTGCAGAGCGAAAACACAGGACTCATAACCACACCGGACGGCGTCGTCCGCGTCTACGCAACCGATCTCGAGCTCGAGATCACCTACGAGAAGGAGTGATACCATGGCAGCCAAGAAGGGCTTCGGAACCACCTTCACCTACAACGCCGCGGTCATCGCGGCGCTGACTACCATCGGTGGCGTCGAGATCACCCGCGAGAGCTATGACTCGACCACGCACCAGAGCACGGGCGGCGCGCGCGAGTTCCTGCCCGGCCTCTACGACGCCGGCGAGATCCCGATCACGGGCTTCCTCGACTACACCGACACGGCAGGACAGATCGCCATGGCCGCTGACGCCGTGGCCGACCCGCCGGTCCTCCGTACCTGCGTGATCACGCCTCCGGCGGCCACGGGCCTGTCGTGGACGTTCAGCGGGTTCATCTCTAAGTTCAAGCTCCTCGATGGCCCGATGGACGGGCTGATCCCGTTCTCCGCGTCCATCAAGATCAGCGGCGTCCCGACCCTCGCGACCGCCGTCTCCACCGGCCTCACGACCACGTTCTTCGCGATCAGCGGTTCCGCGGTCGTCCTTCCGGCGCCCGCCACCGCGACGCTGGACTACGCGGCCACGGTCCTCACCGCCGTCGCGTCCGTCACGGTCACGCCCATCGCGGCGGCCGGCGTCATCACGGTCAACGGCAACGTCGTCGCCTCCGGCGCAGCGTCCTCCGCCATCACGCTCGGCGCGGCGGGCTCGCTGAACAAGATCACGATCGTGGTCACCGAGGCGAACAAGGCGCCCAAGACCTACACCATCTGGCTCACCCGCGCATGATGAATCCGGGAGCGGCGGCGACGTCGCTCCCAATTCCAATATGGGGAGAAGCTCATGGCGATTCCATTCACAACCATCATCCTCGACAAGCCCCGCAGACTCCGCTTCGGCATGGCCGCGATGGTGGAGTTCGAGCAGATCACGGGCCTGCAGCTCAAGGACCTCGAGGCGGACCTCACCATGGACGTCGCCTCGAAGATGCTGTGGTGCATGCTCCGCCAGGACGACGCGGACCTCACGCTCGCGGACGTGCTGAAACTGGTGGACGAGCATGCCAAGGACCTCACGTCGGTGATGAACTCCGTGGGCACGGCGCTTCGGATGGCGTTCATCAGCGAGGACGACAAGCTCCCAAACGCAAAGACCCCGACGGCGTCGCATCCGGCGGGGAAGAACGCAGGAGTCATGGGCGGCTCGACTTCTCCGAGGAGTTCGCGATAGCCGTAGGCGAGATGGCGCTGCTGCCCGAGCAGTTCTGGCGCCTGACATTCGCGGAGTACATCGCCATGGCGAAGGGCTTCAGGAAGCGCCAGGTACACCGCGCGAACGAGCTGCTCTACCTGGCATGGCACA